CTACATCTGCAAGTCCACCACGTTGCCGGAGAAGTCTACCTTCGCAGTGGCTACGCTCATCACCTTGGCATTAAAGGCATTTTTACCCCGGAACTGTGTGTAAACCAAGATGTATGTGCCCTCATCCTTAAAGCGAGTAGTCACATGTTCATAGCTATCAGGGTCGTTCATGCGCGTTTTAATAGCCCGCTCTACTGCTGGATGCGACCCATCATAGGCGCTAAACTGGGCCTCTACCTTTTCGCGGCGCTCCTTCTTAGAAGCATATTCGGCGGCCCGGGCGGCCTGAGCTTTCACTGCTTTTTCCTCACGAGCCGCTGCCTTTTTAATACTGTCTTTAGCGGCGGGCGTTAAGCGCGCGTAGGCCAGCTGCTCCTGCTTCTTCTTTTCTGCCGCGCTGGCGGCGGCGGCGGCCTTCTCTGCGGCTGCTTTGGCCTCCTGCTTGGGGATAATGATGAAGGCCGCAGCAAGCAGCGGCAGGATGACGGCAATATATTTTATGGGTTTGCTGAGGTGGCTGCCTGTTGCTCGGGCGATGAGGCCAAAGGTTGGAGGCAATAAGAGCAGGCCCCCTATCAGCAGCAGTAGCCCGCCCACCACGATAGAATCTCCGATAAATCCGATGCTAGCTATTGCCCACCCGCCGCCAAAAAACCAACGTAAAAGTTTAAGCATGAGAATTTTTATTAATGTTTTTATTATTAGGGGTTTGTGACTACCAATCCTTGCCGGTGCTCGTGCTGCCCGGCTTGCGGGCCATGCCGGTCTTTATCGAGGCGGCTAGGCCGGTGCCATTGCCGGTAATGGCCTGCGTCAACTCGCCGGTGACCATCGCATACTTGGCGGCCTTGGTGGCATTCTTACCCGCAGGGACAGCCCAGGAGGCTAGTAATTCCTCAATAGGGCTAGGGGGTAGCTGATTCGGAAAGTTGACGCTGGCAGGCACCTGGCTCCTAAACTCGGTGACCTCGTAGCGGTAGCGCCCTTCCCGGCAGGCGAGCTTCACCGTGTACCAAAGGCGCAGCTCCGATGCCGGCAGGTTCTTGCCCATAAAGTGGGCCTGCATTGGCGACCATCCTTCGCCCTGCACCACGCCCGCATCCTTTTCGTCGGCCTGAATCACGCTTTTCGGCGATTTAAACGTATCCGCAAACCATAGTTTGGCGCGGGTGTACAGTTCGGCCTGGCTCACGCCGGGCACCTGCACCACGTCGGTGTAGGTGATGCGCTTGGTAGCGGCGTCGAGGGGCAGCTTCACCGAGTCCACCGCCTGCGCGTGGGCCCAGCCAGCACACAAGCAGATGAGTAGGGTAAAAAGAACTTTCATAAGCTGTTTAGTGACACATTTTGCACAGTTCCATCCTACTGCGAGCCTTACCAAGTGGCATTGATTTTACCCTAGCCCCACACTGAGTAAGACCTAAGCACGTAGCATCGGTGTGGTACTTCACCGTGTGGTGGCTTGCGCAGTAGTAGACGGTGCGGGCGCTGAGCTGCGTGGTGACGAAGGTGCCGCCGCCTAGTGCGAGCGCGGCGGCGATAGCGTAGAGCCACCGGCCCGGGCGGAAGGGTGGGGTGGGTGGGGTGGGTGGGGTGATTGGTGCCTCGTAGATGTTGAGGATGGCATCGCGCCGCACGTTCCCAATGCGCGGGCTTCTCTTGTATTTATCGGGCATAGCTAGGCTAGGAGAGTGGCAAGGCAGTGTTGCTCCTACTTAGATAATAGTATTTGAATTGTTCGCTCCTTATCGGCAAGCTGCCCTTGCAGCAATTCAATCTCACGCTTCAGCGCCTGCTCGTTGCCCAATGCGCCCTGGTTCTGGATGACATCGCGGCCGACGTTGCCGGTCAAAAAGCTGCGTGAAATTTTCTTGTTGTGTGAGGAAGTATTAGAGGCTTCAGTAGGAGCATTAGATAAGAATGGCTCGCCTTGGCCAGTCAGTAGCCAGCGAGCATCTAAATCCGCAAAGTGGGAAACAGTCTTGGCGAGGTAGGTTGCGCGCGGCTCAGCGTTTCGGGCACTCACATAGTTGTGGGTAGTGGTTGGGCTCTCACCAATCCTTTCGCTGAATGCTTTAGCAGTGAGATTGAGCTTTTCAATCAAAAATTTAAGGCGCTGATTAATAGTCGTTTCTTCCACTTTGCGCATTTATTTCCTTTTTGATGCGCAAACAGGTATTCTACTTTGCGCATTGATACAGTATGTTTGTATCACTTCAACGGCAAGTAAAGCATTGCCCCGCGAAAGTGCCCAAACACGATGCACGAGCAAGAGAAATTCTACAGCCTACTGGCCCTGGTGTGCCGCAAATGGCCCCGCTACGCCGTGGAGGCCACCCTCAATGCCGACTATGGCAAGCAGTACGGTGAGGCAGCGGCGCGCCGGCTCTACAATGTGAAGCAGGGCAAGGTGGTAAACCTCGCTGACCTCGTGGCCCTCATCCGGCACTCCCTCCCAAAGTTCGAAATACCTGCCCACCTGCTGCCGGAACCGGCTGAGCAGGAGGCACCCGTGACTGCCTAACACTCTCCCATTTATCTCATCAGGCTTACCCAAATTCTCTTTCACCCTTTACCTCAACACCTTATGAAAATCACGCATCGCGGCGCTGTCTCGCTGACTGGCACGATGACCACCACCCGCATCCGGGTGCCCAGCCTGGAGCCCGGCACCCGCCTCATTCCCTTGCTGCCCGCCCTCGACGTGGTGGGCTGCTGGCCCCAGGGCGAAAAGCTCACCGCCTACGTGGCCGGCACCATGCCGCCCGACCTGCGCACCGCCGTCGAGGAGGGGCGCACCCACGAGGAGGAATGGTTTGGCCCGGTGCCCGCCGGCATCGCCGAAATCGACCTCAGCGAGTGCCGCTACGAGTACCTGGTGCAGCAGCCGTCCCGCGCCCTGCCGCTCTTCCCAGGGGAGGCCAGCCACGTCGAGCAAGCCGCCTGATGAATACGCTGCGAGAAGTCGATGACCTGCTCCAGCAGCAGCAGGCCGAAAACCGGGCCCTCAGCAAGCAGTTGGAGGCCACGCCGATGGGCACCGTCGAATGGGGCCAGCTGCGCGCCCGCCTCCAGCAGTCGGGCCAAGCTGTCAAAAACACGCAGGAACGCTTACGCCGCCTGATGCAGGGCGGTCAACCTTCTCTCTTTTAACCTCATGGCTCAGCTACTCTCCCCTACTGAACTCATCAACAACCTGCTGGCCAGCGCGCCGCTGCTGCAACGCCAGTCGGTGCTCACCCGCGCCAAGCAGGCCAATGAGCAAATGCTAAAGCAACTCGCCGACGAGCGCCTCCAGGTCGAGGAGAGTGGCTGGCTCGACCACTGGCAAACCCGTCACACCCGCACCACCGAAACCCTGGCCGCCATCGAGCAGGCATTGGCCACCTGCTAACTCACCCATTTCTCAACCCCCATTTATCTCATCATGAACACGCCCACCACCATCAAAACCATCATCCAGCAGGCGCTGGAGGCCATTTTCGACTCGAAGGCCAACGCCATGCCCCCCACCACCAAGTTCGACACTGACACGGTGCGGATTGTGCGCACGGTGATTGCCCCCGACCAATTGCAGGCGCTGGCGGCCTTCAGCGGCTACATCGGCCAGTTCCCCACTATCACCCGCTCGGGCGCTCACACGACGGTCGTCTTCGCCTGCTAACCTGCTCTTCCTTTTTATCTCATCATGCTGTACATCAACAACACGCGCCCTGCAATGGGGCGCGTTAATCTCAAAGAATTGCAGGAGGTGCGCGAGCACCACATGCCGGTGCACGCGGTGCGCTTTGCCAAGCCCTGCCAGCTCCAGCGCGTAGCCGCTGAGGTAACCCGCCTGCGCCCGGAGCTGCGCGAAGAAACCGAGTTCGTAGTGTACGAGGAGCTGGGCCGCCGCCAGCAGCTGGCCGATACGTCAATGCGTGTTTTGGAAGGGGGGCAGTACCGTGGCTAGCGCGTTCATATCCCTTTCTGAATCGGAGTGGCAGCTGCTGAAAGAGGAGCTATACCACTGCTCAGGCATTGAGGTCGAAAGCACGAAGCAGACGCTGGTGGGCACCACGCCCTACCGCATTATCCACTTCACCTACGAGGAGTTCAAGGACATCTACCAAATGGGGTTCTGTGTAGGCCTGGCCTACAACGAGCCGGAAGGGAGCCGCGGCGCATGAGCACCTGGATTCAAACTTCCACGGGTAAGGCCTTCGACCCGTTCGCCCCCGACCCGGCCGCCATCTGCATCGAGGACATCGCCCATGCGCTGAGCAACGTGTGCCGCTTCACGGGCCACTGCCGCAGCTTCTACTCGGTAGCCCAGCACTCGGTGGAGGTGGCCACCCGGCTGCCGCCAGAGCTGCAAGCCCACGCCTTGCTCCACGACGCCAGCGAGGCCTACCTGCTCGACCTGCCCAGCCCGCTCAAGCAGCGCCCCGAATTCGCTGCCTACCGCTGGGCCGAGAAGCAGCTGCAAGCCGCCATCTATGCCCGCTTCGGCCTCGACCCCACCACGCCGGCCCTGGTGAAGGAAATGGATAGCCGGATGCTGCTCTTCGAAAAAGCCCGCCTGCTGGGCAAATGCGAAAAGCCCTGGCCCACGTCGGCCGCGCTGAGCCGGCTGGCCCCGGCGCCGCAATACCCCGGCTGGCGGCCGCTGCCCCCGGCCGATGCCAAACGCGAATTTCTCAACGTTTTCTACCTCACGTTCCATGCCTTCGCTCAAGAAAACAACCGCTAAGACCACGCTCATCAAGGGGATGAGCGTGGTAAAGGTCAAGGAGTCGGCCATCCGCATCGTTAACCTGGAAATCGGCAAGCAGCTGAGCCCCGCCGGCCGCCAGGCGTGCCTCGATATCGGCGTGCTGCTGGTGCAGCTGCTCGACGTGTACCGCGTGTACGCCAACGAGGTGGGCCACATGACCATCGACCTGGCCACCATCAGCAGCTACTTCAAGCCGGAGTCGTGGGCCAAGCTCACCAACAATCAACGCCTCGTGCTGGAGGCGGGCATCCAGGCGCAGGGCCTGGCCACGCAGGCCGCCATCGACAAGCACATGGCCTACCTGCTGGAGAACAAGGCCGGCATGGACAGCATGGGCCCGAACGGCCAGGCCGCCGCGCTGGCCCGGCTGCTGGAGCTTCAGGGCGTGCCAGCAGGGGAGGAGGTGGCAGGTGGACACTAACCGCGTCGGCTGGGCCAGCACGAAGCCCGGCAAGACCAAATACCACTACTACGGGGCCGACGGCAAGAGCCAGTGCAACTACGAACGCCAGCCCGGCCCGCTACACTTCGCTGATGACCCGGGCCAGCTGGCCGCCAGCGACTGCTGCTCTAGCTGCGACCTGCACCTGCTGAAGGCCAAGCACCCGGAACGCTTCAACAGCCACCCATCGCTACCCATTGACCGCCAGAGCACCTGGCAGCGCAAGCAGTACGACCCGAAGACTGAACCACCGGCAGTAACGCCTAGCCCGCCGGCCGTCACTACCCAGCTAGGCCTTTTTTAAAATGGAAGCCTACTCGACCCAGCTGCACGCGGCCGTGCTCCACGAGGTGCAGCAGGCCAGCTCGCTGCGGCTGGTCGAACTGGCCAACTACTACCGGCGCCGGCAGGGCCCGGGCCTGGCCCTCGTCGCGGCTGAGCTGCGCGAGCGCCAGGCGCGCCGGCAATCCAACTACCCACCTAAACAAGCTGCCTAGCAGCGCCAATTTTATGCAACCTAAAGCTGTAAACGAGAAGCACTTCGGTACGTGCCCCAACTGCAAGAAATACAAAGGCTTGTGGGACGAAACCGGCATCTGTGACGACTGCGACGAGGAAACCAGCGACCGGCTGACGCAGGAAAACCTCGACCAGTGGCAGAAACAAGAGGAAGAAGAGGAGGAATCAAAATGATACTCAGCTTTCGACAGTGTTTCGTGCCGGCCGTGGTGGCCGGCACCAAGCCCCACACCATTCGGGCCGGACGCCGGTGGCGCAAGGGCATGAGCATCCAGTTCTATCAGGATGCCCGCCAGAAAACGATGCTCAAGTTTCGGCCCGACGCGGTGGCCACGGCGGTGCAGGAAATCACGATGAAACATGGCTTTCGTGTGCAGAAGGATGACCTGCAATGGCCCATCATCACCATCGACGGGCGCGCGCTGGCCCCTCACGAGATGCAGCAGTTGGCTCAGCGCGACGGATTTCCTCACTGTGAGGCGCTGGCCAAATTCATCGACAATGCCCACGGCCTGCCCTTCACTGGCCAACTCATTCACTGGACTGATTTACGCTACTAGCTTATGTGGTTTCCACGAAAAGGCACCTGGGGCACGATGTACGAGCCTCTGCGCTGGCACTTCTATAAAGAAGATGGCACCCGGCTTTGCGACGGTGATAGCGAGTGCCAGTACACGCCCGGCCGCGCCCCGCGCATCGAGCCCGCCAAGAACGGCCGGCCGGGGTCGCACTGCGAAACCTGCCTGGACTTTGCCCGCCAGCGCCGCGCAGTGTACGGCCGGGCCAATGCCGGCACCGATGGCCGCAGCGAGCACTGGCCACCACTGCAAGGCCCTGGCTACTGATATGCCCATCAACTACAAAGACTACCCGGCGAACTGGCTATCGGAAATCCGGCCGCGCATCCTCTCGCGCGACGGCCACCGGTGCAAGTTCTGCGGCGTGCCGGATGGCGCCCACATCCAGCGCAGCAGCCGGGGCCACTACATGCTGGCCAGTGGGGAGGCCTTCGACGGCACCACTGGGCAGCTGCTGGCCGACGAGGCCGACACCTGGCCCCCCGAGCGGAAGGTGCGCATCGTGCTCACCATCGCCCACCTCGACCACGCCCTCACCGACCACACCGACGCCAACCTGGCCGCCCTGTGCCAGCAGTGCCACCTGCGCTACGACAAGCGCGTGGTGGCCCCCAAAGCAGCCTTCACCCGCAAGTATGGCCGCGCGACTACCCCGATTGATTTTCTGCCCTAATTACCTGGCCCGGTGGCTGCCCACTGCCGATGCCTTACCCGCCCTAAATCCATGTCCGCCCGCTACTCACTCGAAAAACACCCCAAACCCAAGGGCACTTGCCCCGGCTGCGGGGAGAAAAAAGTCTTCCGTTATTTTCAAGATGCCGAGGGCCAGCGCCTTGATGAGAAATTTGGCATCTGCGACCGCGCCGCCAAGTGTGGCCATGACCACCGCCCCAGCGGCGAGCTGTTCGAGCGCAGCGCGCCGGCCGACGCCGTGCAGGTCGAAACCGTGCGCCCCTCAGCTGAGCAGGCCGAGCGCCTGCGCCAGCTGGTGCACGACCAAACCAGCCCCTTCCACGTCTGGGCCCGCGCCACCGGCATTACCAACGAGCACCTGGAGCGCTGGGCCGTGGCCACCGACCGCGACCGCACTGCCTACCTGCACCTCGATGCCAACGGCCAGCTCGTCAATGCCAAGTGGCTCAAGTACGACGCCGAGGGCCACCGCGACAAGCTCAGCCAGCCGTACAGCTTCACGCTCGACGAGGTGGAGAAGAAAACCAAGCGCTTCGGCTTCTGCCTCTACGGCGCCCACCTGCTGCGGCCGGTCGAGGAGCAGGTGCCGGTGGTGGTCGTCGAGTCGGAGAAGTCGGCCGTGCTGGCCAGCTTCCACTACCCGCAATTCGACTGGGTGGCGTGCGGCGCTGCGAACGGCATCACCGACGAGAAAATCGGCGACCTGCTGGGCCGCCCCATTTGGTGGCTGTGCGACGCCGACGGCAACGCGCCGGTGGTGAAGGACGGCGCCCCCGTCATCCTGGCTGGCGGCAAGGCCAAGCTCACCGAGGGCGGCCGCCGCAATAGCAGCCTGCGCAAGCTCCAGGCCTACGGCACCGCGCACGTCGTCATCGACCTGTTTCCCGACCGCACCGACGGCTACGACATTGCCGACGCCCTGCGCGACGGCCTCAAGCCGGAGATTGTGGCCCCGGCCCCGGCCGAGGAGCCGGCCCCGGTGGCCAGGCAGCGCAAGGCCCTGCCAGCTGATACCGAGGAGTGGAGCGCCCGCCAGAAGGACAACCTCTACAAGGCCACCCGCTTCACCGACGAGTTCGTGAAGCGCGACCTCGACCTGACCCGCAACCCCGAGGACTGGGCCGCCGTGCACGCGGCGCTGGCCACGCTCGGCGACCACGGCCGCGCCCTGGTGCACCGGCTGGCCAGCCCCCGCGCCAACTACGACGAGGCCGCGACCAACGTCCTCTTCGATGCGGCGCTCGACGCCGATACCGAGAAGGGCGTGGCCAGGTACACGGCCCTGGCCACGCATCACGGCATCAACCTCAAAGACCTCGATGCCAAGGAGGACAAGTTTGCCGATGTGCGCTCGCAGCTGCCCAAGGGCGTGTCGGCCGAGGACTACTTCCGGCACGGCTTCTACGAGGCCGACAACGCCTACTACTCGGTGACCAAGGACGGCCCCAAGATGGTGTGCGGCTTCACCATCAAGGTACTGTACCTGGTGAAGAGCAAGTCGGCCCCCAAGCGCATCGTGGAGCTGAAGAATCAGTTCGGCTACGCCACGGTGCTCGACCTGCCCACCGAGGCGTTCGTGAGCATCGGCGCCTTTAAGAAGGCCGTCGAGAGCGTGGGCAACTTCGTGTTCGAAGGCAACGACATCGACCTGACCCGGCTGAAGAAGAAGCTGTTCCGGGAGGAGAAGCTAACCCAGGAAATCAACGTGCTGGGCTGGCACCCGCGGGGCCAGTTCTACGCCTTCAGCAACGGCATCCTGAACGGCAAGTGGACGCCCACCGACGACTACGGCATCGTGGAGCATGACGAAAAAAACTATTTCCTACCCTACATGAGCAGCATCAACGACGATTTTACCGAGTTTGGCAACGAGCGCAAATTCGTGCACCGGCCCGTGGAGGGTGGCCTGGACTTCGCCCAGTGGTCAGACCTCATGCAGCGCGTGTATGGCAACAACGGCAGCCTGGGCATGTGCTTCTACATCGCGGCGCTGTTCCGCGATTACATTTTTGAGCAGCACAATGCGTTTCCGCTGCTGTACAACTTCGGCCAGCGCGAGTCGGGCAAATCGCAGTTCGTCGATTCGTTTAAGTGGCTCTTCGGCAGGCCCCAGGACTCGCTCAGCCTCGAAAACCCCTCGACCGTCATCGGCATGGTGCGCACGCTGGCCAGCTTCAGCAACAGCATGGTGTACCTCGACGAGTACAAGAACTCGGTGGATAAGAAAACCATCGGCCTGCTCAAAGGCCTGTGGGACGGTTTCGGCCGCACCACGGGCGTGAAGAGCAACGATAATCAGACTAAGGTGACCAAGCCCCTCTCGGCCACCATCATCAGTGGCCAGGACATGCCCACCATCGACAACGCCCTCTTCACCCGCGTCATCCAGCTGGAGTTCCTGGCTAAGGGCCGCGACTACGCCGCCTACGAGGAGCTGAAACTGAAGGAGAAGCTGGGGCTGACGAGCATCACGCTCGACATCCTGAGCCACCGCCCGGCCGTGCTGGAGCTATACCGCCCCACGTTCGATATCATCCTGCGCTGGCTCAAGGAAGCCACCAAGGGCGAGGACATCCAGGACCGGATGCTCCAGAACATGGCCACCATCCTGGCGCCTGCCCTACTGCTACTCGACAACGAGCTACTGCGCTTTCCCTTCACGAAAGAGCAGCTGCTGGCGATAGCACTGGAGGTAGTGCGCCGGCAGCACCTCCAGATTGCCAAGAGCACCGACAGCTCACGCTTCTGGGATGTGTTCGTTGGTATGGCCAGCCACAAACCCATGCCACTTATCGTTGAAGGCGTGGACTACCGCTTCCAGGGCGATAACCTGTGTATCCGCCTGGGCAACGTACACCCGCCCTACCTCTCGCAGCACCGCAGCCAGTACAACGTGCCCGGCCTCGACAAAACCACGCTCGACTACTACCTGCGCCACGACCCGGCCTTCGTGGAGCAGAAGAATATCCGCTTCGTGCACGGCAAGGACAGCGAGACGCCAGGCGCGGCCACCAACCCCACGTCGGCCTACTGCTTCGACTTCCCCACCTTGAAAATCGACCTGCTGCGCCAAGACATCGGCAACACCGAACGGGAGCTACACAAGAACACTGAGACCGAGTAGCGGCGGTTATCAGCCAGCCGGGTGGGCAGCCCGGTGCAGGGCAGCGCGAGAGCGCTGCCCTTTTTTGTTGCCCAGTGCGGTTTAATACCAAAAGCATATTTGCCTAAGCGGGTATGCCCCACGGCCAAAAATTCGGCGCATCGGCGTAAAGTCTCTTTTACCGCTAACCACGGTGAAAACCCGACCTACAAGAACCTACAAACCTACACGGCTGAAAGGGCCATGGTGAATGTGCCCTGCTGATAGTTTAAAGAATGATTTTCGATTTTTAAAGTAGCTAATAGGTGGCCTAAAACCGGCAATTTCTTGTAGGTCGGTGTAGGTTCTTGTAGGTCGGTGTAGGTTGGGGTAGGCTGGACCTAAAACCGGCCGACCTACACAACCTGCGATGTAGGCCGGGGCAACCTACACGCAGTGGCTAGTCAAAAGTGCGATTCTACAGCGTGGGGGCACATTCAGGCCCATGTAGGTTTGTAGGTTGTGTAGAAGGGCAAAAACACCATTTGCTGTTGTTTTTTCACACACCTGCTTTTTCTGTGAAAAACCTTGCTTTTGCTTCTGCAAGGGCCATTCTTAGCCGGGTGCAATTTTTCAGTGATTGCTAAATCACTGGCGTGAATGTTGGGTGAGGTGGCTGGAATCGGGGTAAATTGCCGTGCTGCTGCATCATGGCAGTATTCCGAATTGTCCTGTGCTGGCGGGCCCGGCAATCGGAGCTTTGTTCATGCCCCTTTCACCCCAGATGGATAAACCTTTACCCGTGCACCTCATCGTGCCGGTGCGCCCCGCCGTGGAGAAATACCTGCGCCGCCGGCTGCACCTGCGCCAGGAGGAAGCGTTTCGGCTCACCAAGAAGGGCACGGCCGGCCGCTTCCTGTACCATCTGCTGCGTAACCCGCAAACGGACAGGCAGTACGCGGCATCGGTGGCTGAGTACCCGGGCCGCTTGGCCGTCACGATTTCCAACCAGCTGGCCTGGCTCAACGGCTGCCGGCACCTCACGCCCCAGGGCGTGCACGACTTCAACCGGCAGATTGAAGACCTCATCGAGCAGGAGTTCCACATCATGCTCGACACGCTGGCCGACCTGGGCCTCAAGTTCGAGAACCGGGCCATCGCCCTGCGCTTCATGGACATGTATGGCTTCACGGAAGATGACATCACCTTCGATGCCCTCACCAAGTCCTATTACCGCTACCGCAAGGCGGAATTCGTCGCAAAAGAGCGCCAAAATGCGGCGCTTAATATTCCGAATTGTCCGGCGCCGGTAGCGCTGCCTTTGGCTGCCTAACGATGCTCACCCCAACCCCCGCCGGCCAGCTGCGCAACCTTGACCCGCTCATCCTCGACAACGTGGGCGGGGTCGAGGCACTGTGGTATGTGGACGTGGCCGACGTGCTCAGCGTACCCGACCCCGACGAGCCCCTCATCACTGCCGACATCGTGCTGCGCCCGGGCGCGGCGTGGTATCAGCTCGTGGCCACCCGCACCACGCTGGGCTTCACCCAGGACGGCAAGACCGACCGGCACGGCCCGTATTTCCAGCCCAAGCTGAAGGGCGTGCTGGCCAAGGCCACGGCCACGGTGGCCGCCGGCCTGGAGGCGCTCGACGGGCGCCGCTTCCTGCTGCTCTACCGCGACCACAACGGCACCACCTGGCTCGTGGGCGCGCCCGACGAGGCCCTGAGCTTCGCCGACAAGTACGACACGGGCACGGCCACGGCCCGCAACAACTACGATTTCGTCTTCAGCGGCGAGACCACCCGCCGCGCCCGCCCTTACGAGGGCACCTGGCTCGTGAGCGGCGTGGGCCTGAGCACCGGCGTGGAGCTGGGCACCGGCGCCGGCGGGCTCGTGGAAATCCGCGACGTGCTAGGCAACCTGCTGGGCACGGCCGCGCCGGGCCGCACGGTGGTCGTGCGTTCCGGCTTCCAGGTCGATTTCACCATTCTTTAGCCCGCCCTTGCCGTGACGCCAGAAGATTTTCAGATTACTAGCAATCAGCGTTTTGCCGATAATGAGCTAATGCGTATCCGGCCGGCCCACTTCCGGGCCTTCGCCGACGATATCCGGGCCACGTTCGTGGCGCAGGTGGCGCCCAACGTGCCGGAGTACGACCCCAACTACTTCTACCCCGCGGATTATCTCGTTGTATTCGCCGGCCAGTTTTTCCGCACCAAGCTGGAGGGCTTCCTGCCCGAGCCCACGCCGGGCCAGGAAACCGACGCCTGGCTGCCGGCGCTGATGCCGCTCTCGCCCATGCTGCCGTACCGCGAGATGAGCGTGCAGCAGGGCCAGGACTTCGCCAGTGATGGCTTACTGGAGCCCTCGGTGCTCTACCGCTTCACCGGGCGCCTGGACGCCGACGGCATCACGCTCGATGACGTGTTGGTGGAGGCCGTGAGCCGGCACAGTGTGGCAGGCGCCGATGCGTATGCCATTGGTATTGACCCGCAAACCCGCGAGGAATACCTGTTAGCTGTTAGCTATGAGCTGGCCACCGACACTACATCCCCGCGCGCGGCTGGCTACACTAAAGAGGAGGCGGCCGCACTCTTCGGTACGCTCACCACACAGCAGCAGCACGAGCTGCAGCTGGGCCAGCTCTTTGGCCTACGCGACAGCCGCATCGTGGTCAAGGCCGCGAGCGGGGCGGTGTCGGCCTGGACCACAATGCCGACTACCCTGGAGCCCGGCAGCGTCGTGACTGTGCACGGTGCGCCTTATTTCCCCAGCCTCGACTACCAGTTTCCAGCCAGCGGCACGCTCGTGCTGGCACCCGGCAGCACGCTTACGCTCAAGAATCTACGCCCGCCAAGCGGCTCCTTACTGCTCTGTGGCGAAGGCACGCTCAACGCGCCGGTAAATATTGGCCCCGCCGCGCAGCAGGTCACTATCCGCGACATTCAGTTGAATGGCTACCTGTACGCGTTCAGCTACAATATTTTCGGCGCTACCCGCAAGCTGCGACTCTATAATGTGCGCCTCACAAATACCGACGCAAGCCAGGCGGCGGCGGTGACAGTCGATTACGGCTATGCCCAGAACTACTACACGTATCTGCAAGCGGAAATAATTGGCTGCGACATCACGTCGGCCGGCGACGCGATCAAATTCTTCGACCAATTTCCCGGCGCGGCGGCGGGCGATGCGCAGGCCAAAGCCACTAACAGCCTGCTGCTGCTCCAGAACCGAATCAAGGTCGGTTCTGGCAAGCGGGTGCTCAACGACGACGCGGGCGCGCTCAGCTTCGTGCGCGGCGGCAACCTCTACGTGGCGGCATCGGTGCCCGCGCAGGCGTACGCCGTGGTGGTGGGCACCGACGGCGGCGGTACTGGCAGCGGGCAGCCGGCCCCATCGGCGGGGCCGGCGCTGGGCACGGGCACGGTGGTCACGTTCAAGGTTGATACTGAGTACCCGGAATTGTTCAGCGGCAGCTACACGTTCGACCCTACCGGCGCGGTGCTGGGCGTGGTGGTGCGGGCGCGGCTCGGGGCCAACGCCACCCAGCCGGTAGTGCCCAGCAGCTTCGTGCTGCTGGCCGGTGCCTACGCTGCCGGGGCGAGGCACCTCTATTCCTTTTGCGTAGCGCCGGGCGGTGTGATTGAGTACTATATCACCCGCCTGCCATGAGTTTACGCCGCGCATTTTATGCGGGCCTGCTCTCGCAGCAGGTTACGCCGCTCGTGCAGCAGTTCATTCACGACTCGCGCCAGGATGTGATAAAATATAGCGGCGCGTGGGGCTACTATGCCAACCTGGGCGGAGCACCCTACCGCAACGCGGATACGGTGGCTGTGCCGTCCGGCAGCCCGACCGCCGTTTCCATCGATTTTTCCTTCACGAGTGGCGGCCAGCGTGACGAATGGCTGACCGCGCACGCGCCGATTGACGCCTCGACCGAGTGCGCCGTGTACCTCAACGCCGAACTAATTTTTGAGCGGCGCGGGGATGGCTCCGGCCAACGGTATGGAAACGCCATCACTGGCTACGGCACGGGCAGCAGATTCTTCACGGGCGGCGACTTATACGCGAACCCGTGGTTCACGCTCCAGCCAGTTTATGGCCTTAATCGCGTACGAATAGTCGTGCGGCCCGGCTCCGGTGGCTTTTACTTCGATGGTTTTGGCCTGAACGTGCGCGGCACTCCCCAACCTATTTAACCGTTTTCACATGCTCTTACAACCTGAATTGCAGGCCATTGAATTGCCGGTGGCTGACCTGAGATTTTCCGAAACGCTCTTCCGCCAAAACGCCCGTCCGGCCAAGCTGACGATGACATTTCTGCCGGACGGCTGCGTAGAGCTGCAACTACTCCTGGAGCGCCAGCCGTTCGGCCTGGCGGCCGACGGCAGCTTCGGCGCGGCCGTGCCACCTGGCTACCTGAAGCTGGAGCCGGCGCGGCTGCTCGGCGACCGTAACGTGGCCGTAGACCCCGCCGATGGCTTTCCGCGCTACCGGCTGCGCACGCTGCCCATGCAATTGCCTGGTGGTGGCATGCAGCCAGGCACGGCCGTTAATACGCTGACGCAAGAGGTCGAGGAATTCGCTGAGGGCCAGGACTGGCCGGCGTTTTTGGAAGCCAAGCCGGGGGTCTACATGCTGCAAGACAGGTATTTTGGGGTCATGTGCAGCCGCGAGAACGTTAATATTTTCGACCTGCTGCTGGCGTACGCCCAGCAGGCCGACGCGGCCCCGTCCCTGTTTGCCGTGCAGTAAGATGAGCAAGCAAGTATTTACCTGGCTTTGCTTTGCTTTGGTGGCCGCCGCCGTGCTCTACTTCTGCTGGGGCCTGCCGGCCAGCTTCCGCCCTTAACTCACTACCCGCCCCGCCCCGCCCGGCGGGGCGTTTTTCTGTCCTTTCTACCCGCCCGCGGCGCCGGCAGTTTTGCATCATTCAATCCTAACGATGCAATTAAATAGCTCCTTAGCGGCCGTCTTAGGCGGGCAATTCTTACTGGAAGAGTCGGCCGTGCCGGCGTTCATGCTCCAGAGCGCGCGGCTGCTCACCGAGGGCGGCCCGGGTGTGGCCCGCCCCGCCGACCAACCCACCCCGGCGGCCGTCTTCGCCATTGACATGGCCGCTACGAGCCTGGAGCTGCGCGGCTACGGCTCGCTCGACGACGTGCCGGTGGGCTCGATAGCTATCACGACCGTGAGCGGGGTGATGATGCCCGAGGATGACTATGACTGGGACTACGGCTACGTGCCCGGCACGCGCACCCTGGCCAGCCGCATCCAGCAGGCCGATGCCCACCCCAACATTGTGGCCCACGTCGTGGTGCTGCGCACGCCCGGCGGCTCGACCCTGGGCCTGGAGCACTTCGCCGACATCATCGCCGGCACCGTGAAGCCCGCCGTGGGCTTCATCGAAATGATGTGCAGCGCCGGCCTGTGGGCCGGCTCAGGCTGCGACCGCCTTGTGATTGCCCGCACGGGTATCGCCGGCTCCATCGGCACCAAGTGGGACGGCATGGACTTCTCGAAATTCTACGAGAAGATGGGCATTACCCAGGTGACGGTGACGGCCACCGACTCGACGGACAAAACCAAGATGTTCGACGAGGCCCTCAAGGGCAAGCCCGGTCTGCTGCGCTCGCAGCTGCTCGACCCGCTCAACAACGAGTTTCTGGCCACCGTGAAGGCCAACCTGCCCAACGCCACGCCCGACACGCTCACCGGCAAGCTCTACGTGGGCCAGGCCGCCGTCGATAACGGCCTGGCCAACCAACTCGGCTCGCTTCAGGATGCCATCCAGCTGGCTTTCGACCTGGCCGATGCGGCTGGGCTCGTAGGCGCCAGCTCTTTTTCTGCTTCCACCACTTTTTCACCTTCAACCACCTCTCAATCAACCACTACTATGGGACTGTTCGGCAGTAACAAAAACACTACCACGGCCTTCGCGGCCCTGGCCGGCCTTTCGGGCAAAACGGGCCTCACGGCTGAAAGCGCCAAAGCGGCCAACGAGGAGCTGATTGCTGCCGGCGTGACCGACGCGGCCATCATCACCCGCGCCGAATTTCAAGACCTCCAGGCCAAGGCCGGCCGCGTTGATGCCGCTGAGGCCAAAGTGACCGAACTCAGCGCTTCGACCACCAAGCTCACCACCGACCTGGCCGCCTCGCAAAAAGAGGTGGAGCGCCTGGGCGCCCTGGGTGGTGCCGCCCCCACCGCCGCCGGCAAAACCGGCATCGACGAGGTAGAGGCCCCCAAGGCTCACTCGTGGTTCGACGCCAAGGCCGACCACAATGCCGAGGCCATCGCCCTACTCGGCAAGTAGGCGGCACCTCACTCCCTAGCCCCCTCTCCAAAAAAGAGGGGGCTATAAACCGCATTTCTCTACCCTCTCTCACCTTTTTTCTGCCCCCTTTTTATGGCTATCAGTGCCACCCAAGTAAAAGAAGAACTCGGTAACTACTGCCGCTCCAACAACCAGGAGATTCGCAGCGTGCTCTACCAAAAGTCGGTTACGGCCAAGTACATGCGCCTCGTGGCCAGCGTGAAGGGCGTGTTTCCCGCGCTCCAGGCCCTGACGGGCCACGTCGTGCAGGGCTTTAAGGCCGTGTGGCAGCCCCTGGGCTTGACGGAGTTCAAGGTCAACGAGCTGAAGAACTACCGCCAGAAAATCAACTTTCCCATCACGCCCAACGACATCCAGGCTTCCTGGCTGGCCAATCTCTACTCGGAGAATAAGAAGCCGCAGGATATGCCGATTTCGCAGTACATCATCAACAACCAGCTGAGCCCGGCCGTGGTGCGTGACCGCGAGTTGCTGCTGTGCAAGGGCAAGTACGACGCCGGCAAGCAGGACCAATTTGGCTTCTCGATGAACGGCGTGGCCGAAATCATCCGCCAGGGTACGGTGGCCGGCACCGACAACCCCGTGTTCCAGGTGCCGCTCCAGGCCATCACGTCGAGCAACATCACCGACCAGGTGACGAGCTTCGAGGAGGCCATTCCCGAGCCCCTGAAGGACGTGCTGACCCGCGTGTTCATGTCGAGCAGCAACCTGGAGAAGTACCGCCTGGACTACTTCAAGAAGTACGGCGCCTACCCCACCTACACCGACAACAAGGGCTTCCAGACCATTCTGGGCAGCCGCGAGCTGATTGGTCTGCCCGGCCTGAACGGGTCGGATATCATCTTCTCGACGCCGGACGACAACTTCCTGCGCCTCATCGACCTCACCGATGAGATGATTATCAACGACATCCAGGTGGCCGACTACGTGGTGAAACTCTTCGCCGAGTGGTCCGAGGGCGTGGCCTTCTGGAGTAATCAGTTGGTGGTTGTGGGCGTCGTGGGCGGCACGGTAGCGGGCCTGGGTACGGATGCCCTGGACGAGCAATACTACCCCTCGCTCAACTAAGCGCGGATGCTAAAAAGCCCGCCCCGGCCCTGCGCCGGGGCGGGCCATTTTTCACTTATTCACCTAGTTATCCCTAATGGCACTAGATTTTGAAGACATCGAGGGTACGGCCGGCGACGACAATTCGTCGGGTATCCAACAGAACATCTACCTCATCGACCACCGCGACGTGGTGAAGCACCCCACCTTCCCGAAAATCGACCTGAAGGGCGCCACGGCCCAGACCCTGGCCGACCTCGTGACGGTGCCGGACGATATCACGCTCAAAAACGGCCGCAAGGCTTTCCGCCTTCAGTGCACGCTGGAGGCCGGCGCGGGCACGAGCGACAGCCAGGGCGAAATGGACGGCATGAGCTTCAAAAACGGGCTCAAGCTGCTGATTCCGGGCAACAAGGCCAATGCCGACGGCTTTGCCCGCTACGCCAAAAACGGCTCGTTCTACCTGCTCTACTTCGAGCTGGATGGTTCGCCCCGCCTGCTCGGCAACCCCGGCTACCCGGCCAAGATGGTGTCGGCCCCCGGCACCACGGGCGAGAAGTCGGCCGACCGCAAGGGCCGCACCTTCACCTTCCAAAGCGTGTGGAGCGGCCCGGCCCCCATTTTCGCGGGCCAGGTGATGGTCGCCGGCGCTGATGCCGCTGACGCGCCTACCGAACAGGAGTTGGTGTATCTGAAGTAGTTTTGTGAAGATTCGGGTGTTCAGCCCGATGAGATAAATCTAAAAAGCCCGCTGGCCTTGCCAACGGGCTTTTTTCATGTCCTTTCGGGCCGGCAATTGCCAGCGGAATTTCGGGGCATGACAGTGCAAGCATGGCTCGACAGCGAGCGTAATTATGAGGCCGGCCGCCAGCTCTACGAGCAGCTGGGCGACAACGCCCGCCTCAAACAGGTGCTGGGCCACGGCCCGAGCGCCTACAACCAAGAGGCCCTGGCCTGGGAACTGACCAAGCTGGCCAAGGCCGGCGTGACGGCCGCCGTAGCGCTGGCCGTGCCGTTACCGGCCGTGTTGGTGGAAAGTGCAACGGAATCGTTGCCCTCAGAGCCCGCTAAGGATTATAGTGCGGATATCGCCCGGGGGGCGCTGCTTATCCCGCTGGGCCAGGCTCGCCGGCTGCTCTACGACGAGCGCACGCAGCTGCACGCCCAGCTGGAGGTGCTGGCCGAGCACGGCAGCCAGGAAGACGTGCGCCTGCTGGCCGTGCGCATCATGGTCCTGAGCCGCGAGCTGAACGCCAACTGGAAAACCGATGCCTACGTGCGCGAGCATGGCCAGCTGCCCCCGCCGCCGGCCGCTGCGCCCGGCCTCGATACGCTAACGCCAGCCGAGCTAGTGAAAAAGCGCAATAACCTGCGCAGCCAGGTCAGTAAGCTGAAGAAACGCCCCGACCGCGCCGATGACCTGGCCGTGGCCGAGGCGACGCTGAGCCAGGTCGAAACTCTGCTTAAACCGACCGCATGAGCCAGAAAAAGACGGTTATCGAGATACCCGAGCGGCTCGACACGCCCTTCGACCGGCTGTATTTCTCCTACTTCAGTGAGGAAGTGGAGGCGATGCTTACCGAGGCCGAGCGGCGCCACCGCGACCGGGTGGACGAGGCCTGGCACCACATGGTGAGCCGCAAGTCGGCACTCATGGCGGCCGAATGGCTTCAGGGCAAGCACTCGCTGAGCCGGGCCACGGCCTACCGCGTGGTGCGCGACGCGCTGGAGCTATTCGGCGACGTGATAAAAACGAGTAAGGACGCCAAGCGGCGCCTGCTCTGGGAGTACTCGCTGAAGGGGCTGGATAAGTCGCTCGAAATCGAGGATATGCGCGCCTACGCGGCTATTCTGAAGACGATGAGCGCCTTTGAGGGCCTGAGCACCGACGACAACACCTTCGACGGCGAAGCTATCCAGGCGCACACCTACCTCATCCAGGTGGGCCGGGCCGGGGGGCAGGAGCTGAAGTTTAACGCCAACGCCATCGAGGAACTGCCCGCCAGCGAGTACGCCTTGGTGGTGGATGCCGTCGAGGAAATGACCATCAGCCCCGAGCAGATGGAAGAGTTGATAGACAAGGCCGAGCGGAAAGGAAAGCGGAAACCATGAGTGCTTTTTGGTGCTGCCTCTTCAATTGCCGCTTGCCCATCCATTGCAAGCCGGCGGCGGGCCCGCCGCCGGCCAATGCGGTGCTGCTCGTGTCGGCAGGCGATGAGGTGGCTATTGTCACAACCCTCCAGGCCGACCGTGGCTGGCTTTTTCAGCAGCCCGAGGACTTACTGCACGCGGTGCACCGCCGGCAGTGGCTGGAAAAGCTAGGGCCGGTCTATTACCGCCCCAACGATATGACTGACTTTTTTAAAGCCGATTTAGGAAACCTCGATGAGTGAAATTAAAATCAAGCCCCTGAGCTTCAACCGGCCCCAGATGCGGTTCATCATCACGCTGATGATGGCCGCCATCAGCATTTGGGGCCGGGCCACGGGTAAATCGTCGCTCATTGCCTGGCTCATGCACCTCGTGGTGCAGCAGCTGCCGCGCAGCGCCTGGGCGCTGTGTGGACAGACCTATCAGCAGATTCTGACCCGGACGCTGCCCTCGACCATTTCGAGCCTGGAGCGCATCGGCTACATCCAGGGCATCCACTACACCATCGGCACCAAGCCCAAGCCGGGCTGGACGCTGCCCTACGAGCCGCCGGTGAAGTGGGATTATTGCATTTTATTCTACACCGGCACCTGCTTCCACCTGATTTCCCTCGATGGGGGCGGGGGCAGCGCGCGGGGCCTGAATCTGGATGGGATTATCGCCGATGAGTCGCTAACGCTTAATAAAGAGAAGTTTGACGACGAGGTGATGCCCGCCAACCGGGGCAACGAGCGCCAGGTGTGGAGCGATAACCGCCTGCACCACGGGGTATTTCATTTCACCTCGATGCCGTACGGCAACCAAGGCAAATGGCTGCTGGAGGGCAGCAAGCACTACCAGGATAACGGCAAGGACTACGATACGCTGAGCCGCGAGCTGATTAAGCTCCAGCTCAAGTACATCCGCAACAAGGACCGCGAGGCCCGGCGGGCCATTTACCTCGATATCCAGAAGCTCACGTCGGAACTGCGCTACTACGTGGACGAAAACGGCCAGCTCTACAGCGAGGCCAACGTGTTCGAGAACATCACCAACGTGGGCATCCGCTACCTGGAGCAGCAGGAGCGGGGCCTGCCCGATTTCACGTTTCGGGTGGAGGTGCTCAATCAGCGCCCTTCCACGGTCGAGGAGGGCTTCTACCCCACGCTCGACACGGCCAAGCACGCCTACGAGGCCTTCGCCTACGACCACCTCCAGGGCGAAAAGGAGGAGATGCAGTTCCAGTTGCGCCGGCTCAAGCGCCTGGCTGAGTTCCCGGATAGCCGGCAGGATGCCGACTGCGACCCCACGCTGCCCCTGCGCCTGGCGCCCGACTATGGCAAGAGCACGTTCATCACGGTGGCCCAGGCCCACCACAAGGTGCGCGAGTATCGGTTCCTGAACGGCTTCTTCGTGAAGCACCCGCAACTCATTCGAGACTTGTGCAAGCAATTCACTGACTACTATGCCAATCACATCAATAAGCGAGTGGTCTTTATCGAGGATGCTGAGTACGGCAACAACCGGCTGCCGAACTCCAATGAGACCTACAATCAGGAGTTTACGCGCCGCCTGCGCGAGGCGGGCTGGAAGGTGCAGGTACTGAAGCTGGGCCGCACCCCCGGCCACCACACCCGCTACCTGCTGGCCCACGACCTGCTGGCCGAGCTGGACCCGGGCGCTTGGCGCATCCGGTTCAACAAGCACCACTGCAAGCAGGTGCTCATTGCCATGCAGCTCACCGAGGCCAAGGAGGGCAAGCATGGCATCGAGAAGAACAAGGCCAGCGAGAAGCTCAGCAGCGTACCCAGTGAGGAGGCGCCGCACTTCACCGACACGGTGGACCTGCACCTGCTCAGCCTGGAGGGCACCATCCTCAAGCCCGAGGCCGACTTCAGTGGCTTCGTGATGCTCACGAGTTGATTGCGCCTGGCAATTGCTTCAAAACCCCGTTTGCACGCTGCAAACGGGGTTTTTTGTTTTCCAATGCCCAGTCATATACCCCTTTTTTGCCCGTGGCAATTGCCGAAACAGATTAGCGCAAGCTGGGGTCTTTTTCGACAGAATGAGACGGAAAAACCGAAAAAGCGGCCAAAATCTGCGATTCCAGCGCGCCAGGGCACTTTGCCGTGAGACTGGCCAAATAGAGGCCCCGGGCCCCACTCGGTAGCCCGTCAGGTGCCCGGTTTTATGTCCTTTCGCCGGGGTAGGGGAGCGGGGAACTTCGTGGCATCATGGAAGGGAAATCAATCATTCAACTAAAGCAGGTGCTCGCTTTGATGGAGGCGGCCAGCGAGCCGTTCAGCCTGCGCTACGTCAAGCTCAATGAGCAAAAGGGCACCGGGGGAGAGGTCGTAGCCATCAGCTCGCAGCTGCTCAGCGGCAAGGGCACCGGCCAGCAGATGGCCACGGCCCCCGACCCGGTGCCCACCCTGAGCGGCCAGCCCGCCGACGTCGAGGAGCTGGAGGCCTGGCTGCGCCGCAACCCCAACCACTACGACAACATGACGCGCAACCTCGTGAGCACGGTCAACGGCCACTATACGAAGGTGCACATCTATCTCATCACCGAATTCGAGGGTAAAAAAGTCATTATCTGATGTCTGTCCACGTAAATCACGACCTAAGCTTCGGCTATATCGACGGCGTGGGCGCGCTCGTGCGCACCGGCGTCGGTGGGGCCGACGCGCCCGGCACCACGGCCACGGCCTCGCTCGTCAAGGCCAGCACCGGCAGCGCCGACGTGGCCTTCTGGGGCCCGGACAACGGCTTTCCGCAGCAGGTGGTGGCCGATGCCGAGGCCGACACCTCCCTGGCCACCATGCTCAACTGGAAGGCCAAGGCGTGGTACGGCGGCGGCCTGTGCTACGGCCTCGTCACCTTCGACGAGAGCGGCGCGGAAGTCTTCAAGCAGGTGCGCCTGCCCGAGGTCGAGGAGTTCAGCCGCCGCTCCAACCTGGCCCGCTACGCCATGGAGGCCCTCATCGACATTTCCTGGTTCGGCCAGGCCTTTGTGGAGGTGGTGCTCACCCGCAACCGCCAGAAAATCTACTCGGTATCGGAGCTGGATACCACTTGGTGCCGCTACGCTAAGGCCAAGCGGCCGCAGGACTTGATGAAGGCGGTGTACGTCAACGCCAATTGGACCAACGGCGGGCGTTTCGACGACGAGTACACCACCAAAATCCCCGTCCTCGACCCGTATTACGACGCCGTGGCCGGCCTGCGCGCCCGCACCGACGGCTTCAAGTACATCTACCCCATCTCCTTTCCCTCGCCGGATAAGGCCGAATACCAACTCGCCAGCTGGAACACGGTGCGCCGCAGTGGCTGGCTGGCCATCGGCCGGGCCGTGGTGGAGTTCAAGAAAATGCTGCTCAAAAACATCCTCTCCGTGGAGTGGATGATTGAAATCAACCCCGCCTACTGGGACTGGAAATACAAGGACTGGGAGGAGAAAACCGACGACGAGCGCCGCACGCTGATGAGCGCGGAGCTGAAGAATTTCGGCGACGTGATGAGCGGCGGTAACGGCGCGGGCAAGAGCCTGATGACCACCACCGTCACCGACTCCAAGGGCGATAGCGTGGCCGCCTTCAAAGTGACGGCGCTCGACAAGAAAATGCGTGAGGGCCTCTTCAACGAGGATTCGCAGGAGGCCGCCAGCCACGTCTTCACGGCCGGCGGCGTGGCGCCCACCCTCATGGGCATCCAGCCGGGCAAAAACATGGGCGCCGGCAGCGGTAGCGACGCCCGGGTGGCCTTCAACAACTTCATCAGCACCTCCACTTTCGAGCAGCACCTGGTGCTGGAGGTGCTGCACTTCATCCGCGACTTCAACGGCTGGCCCGAAAACCTGGAGTTCCGCTTCAAGCAGCCCCTCATCATGACCCTCGACAAGGGCAAGCAAACCCAACAGCAGACCTCCTAAGCGCATGGCCCTGATAACTACCATCGACGACTTCAAGCAGCATGTCGCGCTCAACGAATCCACCGGCGACGACTACTTCCGCCAGCTCCAGCCCGACCTGCTGCTGGCCGAGCACGATTACCTGCGCCCCGCCCTGGGCACCGATTTCTTCGACGAGCTGCTGCTCGATGCCACCGACGAGGCCGACCGGCTGCGCCAGCTGCTGGCCTTCTCGCTGGCCAACCTCACGATGGTGAGCTTCCTGGACGTGGCGCAGGTGCAAATCAGCGGCAGCGGGGTGCAGATTATCAGCGGGGAGCGCGAGAAAACCGCCTTCCAGTGGCAGATTAACGCCCTGAAGGCCAACCTGGGTCGCAAGGGCCTCAACGGTCTGGAGAAGGCCCTGGCCTACCTGGAGCAGCACCCGGCCGCCTTCCCCACCTGGGCCGCCTCCGAACCCGCCCAGCGCGGCCGCGAGCAGTTCATCAGCAGCGCCAGCGAGTTCTCGTTTTACTACAACATCAGCAACGCCCGCCTCACCTTCCAGGCCCTGGCCAGCTTGCTGCGCAAAACCGAGAGCTTCCGCCTGGAGCCCGCCCTGGGCGCGGACTTCTTTGCCGAACTCAAGCAGCAGCTGCGCGACAACGCCCTGACGCCCGAAAACGCCGGCCTCGTCACCGGCTACCTGCGCCCGGCCCTGGCGCACCTGACGATGGCCCAAGCCATCGGCGAGCTGGGCTTCAGCCTCAACGGCCAGGCCCTGGAGCTGAACGTGTACCGCCCCGACGACAGCAATGCCAAGGAGTCCGACCCAGGCCTCACCCAGCTGCTCGATATGAAGGCGAGCCAGGCCCTGCACGACGGCGAGCGCTACCTGCGCCGCCTGGTGTCGCACCTCAACGCCACGGCCTCCGAAACGCGCTACCCGACCTACTTCGCCAGCCCTGCCTACGCCCCGCCGGTCGTGCCCAACTACCACACCACGAGCATTTCCGCGCCCATTTTCGGCGCCTTCTAAGATGGCGGAGAACACCACCGATAAAATCGAAATCAGCCAGCAGCAGACCCGCAACTGGATACTCGTGGGCGTCGTGGCCTTCCTGATGCTGCTGGTGCAGGGCCTCTACACCTTCGCCATCAACTCCACCGGCACCGAGCTGCGCGAAACCAACCGCAGCCTCGTCGAGCTGCTGAGCACCGTGAAGGTGCACCAAGCCCAGCTGGATTATCAGCGCTCCGAAATCGCGGAGCTGAAGCAGGCCCGCAAGGATGCCGAAGCCACGCACAAACTCCTCGACACCCGCCTCAACTCGGTCGAGCAGCGCGCCGCCCTGCACGACCAATGGATTCAAGCCCACAATAAATAGCCACCCTTTAATTCTGATTTTGCGATGTCTCCAATTGCTTTCTACCGATTTTTCTCAGCATATAGCTGGCTTACCTTCGTGATGGGGCTTTCCCTCTGGAGCGAAACGTCGCTCTTCACGCTGTTAATGGGGTTGTCCCTGTTCAGCTGCATTTGCCGCTACGCCACTGCCCGCTTCTATCCAGAAGTAAAGGCCGCCCCCCTCGTGCCCCACCTACACCTGGCTGCCCGCCGTCGCTTGCTGGCCGCCCGGCTAGCCAAGCTGCCCCACCTGGCCCGGGTGGCCATTTTCGGCGCGGTGGCCACCGGTGTGTTCTTGGCCCTGCCTGACGTGCTGCGCCACACCATCATGCCCACGGCTGGCGGCTTCACGCCCGACAATATCGGCGCGGCGGCCCTGGGCGCCTTCCAATTCTTCGCCGCCCTCAGCATGGCCTACGTCAGCTGGCGCTACCTCTTTCCCGGCCTCTACGCCTATGCCGCCGAGACGATGGGAGGCAAGCTTTTGGAGTCGATTACCACCGAGCTGAGCACCCGCATGGAGCGCGTGCACCGGCACTTCGATAACCCCAATGCCTCCTTCAACGACCTGGCTCACTTGGTCGAGGCTACCAAGCTAGACTTTGCTGAAGCGGCCGAACGCCGCAAAATCGCCACCTTAACCTTCACCATCCGATGCGCCCGTTTCGTGTTCTCTGTTTCGCCCTTTGTCTTCTTTTTTGTGCAGGCCAATCACGCGCTGGCATCAGCCCTGACAGTAGTGCCGCCCGCCGCGCTCGGGTTGTAAAAATCGGCCTCAGCCTCGTGGGCATCCGCGAGGTGGGCCGCAATGCCGGCGCGGCCGTCGAGCGCATCATTAAGTATGCCGGCGGCCGCGTCGGGGATGCGTGGTGCTCCTGGACTATTGTGTATGAAATGCGCATGGCGTTGGTTATGGTGCCCCGGTTCGGCATGGCCAAAAGCTGGTTTGACCCTGCGCATACCATTTGGCGGGGCGGTGCTCAGGTAGCTGGCCGGCCTGCCCCACGCCCGGGCGACGTGCTGGGCTTTACCTGGGGCTACCCCACCATTCGCCACGTCGAGCTACTCGTGGGCGCCTGGGGCACCGGCCCCAGCGTGCGGTCGGTGGGCGGCAACACCGGCGGGGGCGGCGCCCTCCAGCGCGAAGGCGAGGGAGTGTACGAAAACTGGCGACTCAAGCGCCTCGTGACCGCCGTGGCCAATCCCATCGACAACCCGAAATACTAATCCGCTATGAAAATCATCTACTTAGCTGCCGCGCTGCTGCTCAGCGCCTGCGCCACCCACCCCGCCCGGCCCACTACCTGGGCCGGCTTCCACGGCCCGGCCTACCTGGCCCCGGCCACCACCCGCCGCCCGCCGCAGCGCGTGCTCGACTCGCTGGCCCGCGCCGCGGCCCGGCCCAAACCCCGCCTCGTTACCAAATGAAAGCGCTTCTCCTTGCCCTGCTGCTCGTGGCCACCGGCTGCGAAACCACCCAGTACATCCCCGCCGCCGTCGATGCCAAAGTGGACTCGACCCTACGCGCCGCCGGCATCGGCCCGCTCCAGGCCGGCAAAATCAAGATTGCCGGCAACGTGATTATCAACACCGGCCCCGGCGCGGTGCAGGTGGCCGACAACCGCAAAGCCGGCCAGAAGCAGGGCAGCGCCGCCACCGGCCCCGCCAGCCAGGCCGCCACTACTTCCAAAAATGCCGACACGCCGTGGTATGTGTTCGCCGGCATCCTGGCCCTGGGGCTGGCTGCCGGCGGCTGGCTGGCCCGGCGCCCGGGCGTGGCCGCGCTGCTGCACCTGGTGTAACTTGCCCGCCATGAGCTACCGCGAAGACAATGCGCTGATGGGCCTGGCCTTCGTAGGCCTGGCCGCCGCCGGCTACGGCACCTACCTGGCCGCGCTCTGGCTCTGGAAATACAGCTACTGTTTATTCGCCGGATTCTAAAAAAAGCCCCGCTCGTCGGGGCTTTTTTTTGTCCTTTCTAAAAGTGGGTACAGGAAGGAGTTTTGATGAAAACTCCTTACCCCGATGCCTAAATCAGCCTACCAACGCAACCCAGAGAGGGCTCGCACCTATGCTCGTGAATACTACCAAGCTCATAAAAATGAAGAGGTTTTTGTTCAGGCGCGCAAACGAATTAGTGCTAGTTTAAACGAGAAGCTGAGCGCATTGAAAGCGTTGGCAACCGCAGGCGACCCCTTGGCGCAGGAGCAGTTGGCGGCGCATCGCCAGAAGGATAAGCTACGCAAGCGAGCGCAGCGGGCAGTTAAGATGACTTCTAGCCTGTAGTCTCATGCTCGACGCGCAATTTGGCCGGCATCGCCGCCGGCTGGCCACGAAATGGAATGAGCTAACCGGCCCGCAGCTGCTGGCCGTGGTGGCCGTGCGCCAGCGCCCGGTGGCCCAGCCCCCGCAGCTGGCCGATGCCCTGCTCGAAATCCTGCTCGACCTGCCGGCCCGCGCCTTCGCCCGCCTCAACGTGGTGCAGCGCGTGGAGCTGCGCCCGCTCACCCGCTTTCTGGCCACCACGGCCCCGCCGCTCACGGCCCAGCTGCTGCCGGTGCTCACGCTGCCCTTCCTGCCCTTCATCGAGCAGCCGCAGCACTTCCACGGCCCGCGCGAGGCCTTCCGCAACCTGCGCTTCGACGAGTTCATCTTCGCCGACAGCTACTACCTGCGCTTCCTCCAGACGCAGCAGGCCACCTGGCTCGACCAACTCGTGGCCGTGCTCTACCGCCCCGAGCGCCGGCCCTACCGGCCCCGTGCCGTGGACTATGCCGGCGACCGCCGCGAGGATTTCAACGAGCACCTGGTGCCGGCCCGGGCCGGCCAGCTCGCCCGCCTGCCGCTGGCCACCAAGCAGGCCGTGCTGCTCTACTACCAAGGCTGCCGGCGCCTGCTGGAGCAGCGCTACGAGTACGTCTTCAGCGACGACAACACGGCCAAGGCCGGCCAAAGCGGCTGGCAGGACGTGCTCCACGAGCTGGCCGGCGGCGTGCACCGCCTCGAAGCCACCGCCCACCAGGGCCTGGCCAACGTGCTGCGCGAAATGAACCGCGTGCTGCGCCAGCACGCCGAACGCCAGGCGGCCCAACCCAACTAGTTTTTATGCTCACTCAACTCACCTACACCGACCTCGTGCGCGACCTGGCCACGCGCCACGTCGATATCCGCCATTCGGAAGCGCCCAAGGGCTGCCGCTACCTCAAGGTCATCGTGGCCGCCGACCCCATCCAGAAGCAGGTCAGCCTGGCCAATTTCTACGACAAGGCCAAGAGCACCTGGCCGGCGGCCGGGGCTTTTGTGCTGCACATGACCTACGACACCCTCCACGAGGATACCGGCTCCGACCAGGTGCTGGCCCACCGCCGGGGCGGCTTTATGGTGCTGCACAAGGCTGCCAACTCGGAGCAGAGCCGCGACGAAATCCTGACCCTCACCGAGCGCATCGGCTACGAGCTGATGGCCGCCATCTGCGCTTTCTTCCGGGGGCCGGCCGGCCGCCGCGCCGGCCGCGTGCTCCAGCGCTCCAGCATCGCGGCCGATGCCGTGGGCCCGCTGGGCGACAATTTCTACGGCACCCGCTTCGAGTTCGACTTCACCGAGTCGGCCACCCAGCTGCTCACCTACGACGCCACCAAATTCCTTCCTTAATCATGGCCGGCGAACTCTACGCACGCATTACCATCCAGGCCGCGCTCAGCCACAACGACGCCACGCGCAGCACCCAGACCATTGCCCTGAGCTTCCGCCTGGCCGGGCAGCTCTACACCTTCAACCGGGGCGGCGACCCGGGCCAGTTCACCGTGCCCGACCCCAACGATGCCATCGGGGAGTCCTACGTGCTGCAAACGGTTAAGAACGTGATTGGCCTGCTGCGCGCCCGTATCACGGGCGCCGGCCTGCCCTACGTGGTGAGCGAGCCCCGCGAGGTGGGCACCATCGACGACCCCATCGGCTTCGCCGTCACCGTGCCGGTGCCGCTCGTCGAGTTCGACATCACGGCCACCGACTACGGCCGGCGCTACAACCTCGACTTCAGCTACTACAACGCCACTACGCCCACGGGCTGGTTCGTGGCCCAGAACCGGGGCAACGTGTCGCCCATCGTGGTCACGGCCGACGTGACGCACGCCACCGTATTCGGCCGGGCCAACGGCGCCATCACCCTGCTGGCCACCGGGGAGGACGTGCCCGGGGCCACCTTCACCTACACCTGGGACGACGCCTTCAGCGGGGCCACCCGCACGCAGCTGCGCGCCGGCACCTACGCCTGCACCGTCGCGTACAGCACCGGGGCCAGCGCCCGCCTCGTGGTGGAGGTCAGGCAAGACCCGCAGCTCGTGGTGCAGGTCACCAACACGCCCAACTCCATCACGCTCGTGGTGAGCGGGGGCGTGGCGCCCTACACCATCCAGTGGGCCGACGGCGCCACCACGGCCGTTCGCACCAACCTGCCGGAAGGCACCTACGACTACACCGTCACCGACGCCCACGGCGCGGTGGTGGAGGGCGCCGTGGTGCTTTCCTTCAACAGCCGCTACTGGTTTTCGGGCAACCCCATCACCCTCAGCCTCGACGCCGGCCCGGCCTACCGCGCCGACCGCACTACCAAGCCCGGCCTGGGCTACGTGTGCCAGGTCTGGGTGGAGCGCACCTACCTGAGCGGCCTCTTCGAGCCGGTAGGGCAGGAGCTGGAGCAGCCGGCCGACGAGGCCGGGCGCACCACCTTCGAGGTGCAGGAGCTGCTGGAGCCCTTCGTGGCCCCGCTGCCCCCGGCCTTGGGCCAGGCCGCCGTGCAGCGCCAGGACGGGGCCTTCTGCCGCTTCTTTCTGCGCTACTTCGAGCGCACCGCCGACGGCGACGGGGCCAGCACCACGGTCAACACCAACTACCTGCTGCGCGGGGGCCTCGACTACTGGGAGGCCGCCGTGGGCACCTGGTTCAACGGCTACCAAGCCGCCAACCTGCCCTTCCTGACTTGGGAGCCCACCACCAAAAAAGTGCTGCCCGACCAACCCGAGTACCTCTTTTTCATGGTGCCCCGCGCCAACGTGGCCGCTTTCCGCTACCGCGCTCGCCTCACCTGGGCTGATGGCTCGACCACCACGGAGGTGCTGGCCGACCGCACCGACCTGCTGCGCTACGAGGTGTTTTGCCTGCCCGCCGGCCCGGAGCAGTTGGCGCTGCCCTCGCGCGAGGCGCTGGCCGGCCAGCTCGTGGTGCGCTACACCCTCGACGTGCTCGACGAGGCCGGCGCGCCGCTCAGCGAGGTGCGCACCTACCTGCTCGACCGCCGGCCGGCCCCCGTGCGCCGCTACTTCCTCTATGCCAACTCACTCGGGGGCTGGAATACGCTCGTATGCCGGGGCCGCGCCGCCCGCGAGCTGGCCACCAAGACGAGCGCCAGCGAGAACGCCCGCGCCGCCGGCTACGACCCGCTGCGCGGCGACTACACCATCAGCCGCCGCACGGGCCTGCCGGTGCTCAAGTGCTACACCGGCCCGCGCTCGGCCGCCCAGCTCGTGGCCGACACCGACTTTATGCTCAGCGAGCGCGTGCTGCTGCTCGATGGCGGCCGCTACCAACCGGGCCAGGTCAAGGACCGCACCTTCACGCCCTACGACGAGGACGAAACCCGGCGCGTGGTGCAGTTCGATTTCGAGCTGCCCCGCGAGCGCTTTCACACCCCCACGCTTTCGCTATGACCGGCTTCCAGATTGCCAGCGAGTGGCTGGATTTCGGCGGCACCATCGGCCTGGAAATCCGCAGCCCCCTCTTCGATACCGACTCCATCCCCGGCGTGCTCAGCTACCCGGTGGCCTTCACCGACACGCCCCGCAACCGCCGGCTGCTGGGCTTCCCCGCCGTGCGCGCCCGCCGGCGCGGCCCGGTGCCGGCCGTCGACGCCGACCTCTACATCGGCGGCAGCCTCTGGCGCCGGGGCACGCTCCAGTATAAGGAGTTCGACAGCGACAAGGGCGAGTACAGCTACCAATTCCAGGCCGACGCCGACGCCCTGGCCACGCGCATCCAGGACGTGCTGCTCTCGGAGCTGGCCCTGCCCAGCCTGCCGGTGCAGCTGGCGGCAGAAACCGCCGACTACGTGCTGGCCCCGGTGCGCAATGCCGCCTTCTATGACAAGGAGAAAAACAAGGACTGGGGCGGCGTGGTGAACTACTACGCCCCGGGCGCGGCCCGCGTGGCCACCAACCCGGGCACGGCCCACGTCCACACCGTGGTGCCCCTGCTCAAGGTGGTGCCGCTGCTGCGCCGCTGCCTGGCGCTGTATGGCTACGAAGTGGGCGGGGCCTGGCTCGACGACCCCGAAATCCAGCAGCTCGTCGTGTACAGCCTCACCTCGCTCGACGAGGCCACCGGCAGTGCCGTGGCCCCCACCTTCGAGCTGGCCGCCAGCCTGCCCGACGCCCGGCTGGCCGACCTGCTGCTCGTGCTCCAGCAGCTTTTCGCCCTGGCCTTCGTCTTCAACCCCGTGCGCCGGCGCGTGGAGGTGGTGGCCCTGCGCGACGTGGTGGCCCGCCCGGGCTACGCGCCGCGCACGCCGGGCGGCAGCTACCGCGACGTGGCCAGCGAGGTGGACGGCTTCACGCTGGCCTTCACGGCCGACACCGACGACGAGCTGCTCAAGTCCACCGCCTGGCCCGAAGTGGTTATCGGCGGGGGCAAGGAGAAAATCCAGCCGGCGGCCGACACGCTGCGCATGGTGCGCGAGGCCGACCCGCTGCTGGCCGGCCGCCAGTGGCTCGTGCCGGCCACCGAGCAGCCGGGCGGCTCGGCCCGCCTCGACTTCGAGCAGGCCGACACCCGCGCCGGCCAGCTGCGCTTCCTCTTCTACCGCGGCCTTCAGCCCGACAGCCAGGGCAACCGCTACCCGCTGGCCACGTCGGGCACGGTCAACTACCCGGGCGCCACGGTGGGCCAGTACGCCCTGGAGTGGGGCGGGCCAGCCGGCCTCTACGAACAGTGGCACCGGCCGTGGCTGGATTTCCGCACCAACGCCCGCATCGAGGCGCGCACCATCAGCCTCACCCCGGGCGAATTTCTCAGCCTCGACCCCACGCGCAAAGACCTGGTGCAGGGCCTGCTTTTCTTCTGGGACAGCATCAGCCTCACCGTGGGCGGCACCCAGACGCTGGCCCCGGCCACCATCACCTACCACCAGGTCGCCCGCTAGCCCATGCCCACGCAGTTCCAAACGGTCGAGAAGTGGCTGGAATACACGCTCATCGACTTGCGCGAAAACCTGCGCAAGCTCAAAATCAACGACACCGGCCACCTGCTGGCCAGCGTGCAGGGCCACCTCGTGGCCGCCGCCGGCGGCGACGTGCAGCGGCTCACCATCGCCTACGCCGCCTACGGCAAGTTCGTGGACATGGGCGTGGGCCGGGGCATGGCGGCCGGCGTGCGCAAGCGCGACAGCGACTACGCCCGCATCCGCGACGAGCGGGGCCGCCTGCGCCAGTACAGCCGCAAGCCGCGGCCCTTCGCCAGCAAGGTCATCGGCAAGCAGGCCTTCCGCCTCAGCGTGCTGCTCTCCGACTACTTCGGCGAAACCATCACGGCCAACCTCCAAAACGCGCTGCCTGCGCAAGTCACTATTAATCTGTAAAAACTTACCTTATAAGTAAAGTATCATGGCCGATAGCCCAGACCAAAGAGTAATTGAGATAGTCCTGAAAGCCCAGGACGCCAACGCCAGCCTCAAGGAAATGGCGGCCGGCGCGGCCGTGATGACGGCCCAGCTCAGCCGCATGGGGGCCGACGACCCGGGCCGGGCCGCGCTGCTGGCCGACCTCCAGCAGCTCAACGGCCGGCTGGGCGTGCAGCGCACCCAAATGCGGGCCGTTACCCAGTCGGCCGAGGAGCTGGCGGCCGCGCAGGCCGACCTGGCCCAGGAAAACATGCGCGTAGTGGTGGACGGCCAGAAGGTTAACGCCACCTTCAACGAGATGAAGGCCAGCGCCAGCCAGTTGGAAAAGGAGCTGAACGACCTCAATCAGGACGACCCGCGCCGGGCCAAGATGCTGGCCGACTACAAGGCCCTGGGCAACCGCATCGAGGAGGTGCGAAACGAGATGGGCCAAACCACCGAGAAGGGCAGCCTGATGAAGGAGGCCCTGGCCTTCGCCGGCGTGACGGTGGGGGCCGAGGCCGTGCTGGAGGGCATCAAGGAGTTGGGGGCCGAGGTCATTAACACGACCAAGGAAGTAGCCGAGCTGCGCAGCAACATCAACACCCTGACCGGGGCCACCGGCAAAGACCTCGACGGGCTCACCACGTCGGTGCTGGCCGTGTCGCGCACCTTCAGCAAGGATTTCAACGAGGTGCTCCAGGCCAGCAACACCCTCTCCAAGCAGATGGGGGTGAGCCAGCAGGAGGCGATGCGCCTGATTCAGCAGGGCTTTTTGGCCGGGGCCGATGCCGGCGGGGATTTCCTCGACCAGGTGAAGGAGTACGCCCCGCAGTTCAAAGACGCGGGCTTCGCGGCGCAGGACTTTATTGGCCACATCAGCCAGGCCAGCACCCAGGGCATTTTCTCCGATAAGGGCGCCGACGTGGTGAAGGAGTTCGGCCTGCGTATTCGGGAGCAGACCAAGGCCACGAGCGAGGCCATGCAGGCCGCGTTCGGTTCGGACTTCACCAAGCAGATTTTCGACGGCATCAAGGACGGCTCCATGACCGTGGAGCAGGCCTTGCAAAAAGTGGGTAAAGAGCTGGATGAGACCAAGATTCCGGCCAATCAACTGCAAACCGTGATTGCCGACGTGTTCGGCGGCCCGGGCGAAGATGCCGGCATCGACTACCTGAAGAGCCTGAAAAACGTGGGCAAGGGCGTGGACGAGTTGGTGGACAAAACCAACGCCTACACCCAGCGCCAGGCTGCGTTGCTCGACTCGCAAACCGAGTTGGCCGAGGTGCAAAACGACCTGACCAAGCTGTTCGAGGGCGGCGGCACCGTGCTCGATACGCTCACCAACAAGAGCATGACGGTGCTCTACACCCTGCTGGCCAGCCTGGGCGCGACGTTCAAGGAGCTATTCCAGCCGGTGCAGGACATTTGGAAATCGCTCACCGACCTGGCCGAGAGCATGGGCTGGCTCAGCAAAGGCACGTTCACGGCCAAGTCGGCGGGCGAGGCGCTGGGCACCGTCATCCGGTGGATGATGGTGCCCACCAAGATGCTGTGGGGCATCATCGCCGACGTGGTGAAGGCCACCGTGGAGTGGGCCAAGACGAGTGACGTGGCCAAGGCGTTCCTGCAGGAGCTGACCCGGCCCATCCGCGACCTGTTTTACCTGCTCAGCAATGCGCCGGAATACTTCGCCGCGTTCTCGGCCGCCGCTGAGGCAGCCTTTGGCAGCGTGGGCCGGGCCTGGACGAAGGTGAAGAGCGGCGACTTCAGCGGGGCCGGGAAGGAGTTTTCGAACCTGGGCACCACCATTGGGGAGGCCTATAATAAGGCCTTCGCGGCGGCAGCCACTAAGAAAGTGGAGGCCACCGCCGCCGTCAGCGCCGCCGGCGATGAGGCGCCGGGCAAGCGTGCCCAGACCGGCGACGGCATCACCGACGCCGACCGCCAGAAAGCCGCCGAAAAGGCCCAAAAAGACCGCGAGAAAGCCTATAAGGACGCCAAGGCCGCCCGCGACAAAGCCGACCAGGCCCACCTCGATGACCTCAAAACCTGGGTCAAAGAGGAGGGGGGCCTGCTCGACGGCCGCAACGTGCTCAAGGCGCAGCGCGAGCAGCGGGCCCAGACCGATGAGGAAATGCGCCGTGAGCTGGAGCGCCAGAAGCTGTTCGACGACGCCGATAAAAAGGCCGAGGCCCTGACCGGTAAGGAGGCTGACTACACCGAGCGGGTGGCCGCCATCGTAGCGGAGCGCGACCTGCACCTGCGCGAGCTGCAAGCCAAGTTTGACGAGCAGGATGAGCAGGAGCGCCAGAAAAAGCTGGAGGAAAAGCTGGCCGGCATCGAAGCCGACGAGGCCGAGGACATGGCCCTGCTGGAAAACAAGCGGGCGTGGGGCCTGCTCTCCGAGCAGGAGTATCAGGACCAACTCTACAACCTCAAAAAAGACGCGCTGGCTAAGCAGTTGCAGTTGTTGGTAGCATCTGGCAAGGGCGAAACCGAGGCCGCCAAGAAAGTCAGCACGCAGCTCGTGCAGAACGAAACCGACCGCATCAAGAAAGAGAAGGCGCTGAAGGATGACCTGAAGACCTTCGACCTGAAAATGCAGGCCGGTGGGGCGACTATACTAAAGGAAGGCCTGCAGATGGTAGAAGACATCCTCGATAAGAAATCAGCCGCCTATCAGCTGTTCAAGGCCGCCCGTAAAACGGCCGAGCTGGCCGAAATCGGTATCAACCTCCAGGCCGAATTGCAGGCTAACGCCAAAGCAGCCTCCGAAAACCCGCTCAATGGTATCACGGCGGGCGGCGCCGGGGCCACGCAGCTGGCGATTTCCAATGGCCTGGCCATCGCCCGCTCGGTGGCCGCCGGCATCAAGATTGCCGCCTTCGCCAAAGGTGGCCGCACCGACCAACTGCTGAATAATATGGTGCCGCTCTCCTCGCTGGCTGGCCTGCTCACCGGGGCTAGCGGCGGCAGCTTTGCCGGCGGCGGCCCGGTGGAGCAGAGCACCATCGGCCTCATCGGCGAGGCCGGCCCCGAACTCGTGATTCCGAACTGGATGTACGCCGACCCCAAGCAGGCCAACCTGATGGGCTTTCTCGAAGCGCAGATTGCCAGCCGGGGCAACGCCTTCGCCGCTGGTGGCTCCACCACCGGGGCCAGTGCGGTGGCCAGCCCCGTGAGCGACGACCCCAGCGGGCAGCTGCTCGACGTGCTGGAGCGCATCGCCCGGGGCCAGCAGGAATTCCGCGATGAGATTGGCGACTGGCAGCGCAACCTGGTCGTGCAGAACAACCTTCAGGAGGTGGCCAAGGGCCTGAAGACGGTGCAGGACGTGAAGCAGGGCGGCGGCATCCGCTAAGCAAAAAGCCCGGCCAGTTGGCCGGGCTTTTTTGTGCCGTTGACTAGTCCACAAAAGGGTGTCGAAAAACGCCCCCAAAAAACCGCGTTTTCGGGGGCGCAGGAGCACTTGGCAAAACCATCCACAAAAGACCCGTTTTGTGGAGTAGTTTCGGGTATGGATTTAACACTCGACTACGATTCTGTTTTCTTACCTGCCGGCTTGGAACTGGATGCCCTTATCGCCGTGCACCTGCTGCGCTGGCAGCACATAACTGAGGCGCCACCGAGAAAGGAGCCAGTGGCGGCGCCTTTCGCTAAGATTAAAGGTTCGGCGGGGCCGTGGTTCCTGCCTCCAGGCTGGGAATTTCCAGGCTCACGCCCGGGCCTATACTCAACTGACATCGGTTATGCCTGGCCTCTGCTGAAGCATTTCGACAAGTTTATGGTCGAAAGCAACCTGCGAGGCGGAATAACGGCGATGGTGCGCCTGCATAATTACAGCAACTGGGGGCAAGCTGATGGCGACACAGCAGAATTGGCCATTTGCAGAGCCATTATCTTGGCGCTGATTGCTGAAGAAACGAAAGCGCCTGTTGAGCCGCTGATATTGGGTCGATGAAAGTTGCCATCTATGCCCGCGTCTCGACCAAAGACAAAGGCCAGAGCACCGACAACCAACTGCCCGACTTGCGGCGCTATGCCCAGGTGCACGGCTGGGACATATATAAGGAGTACGCCGAAGAGGAGTCGGGCAGCACGGCCAACCGCACCGAGTTTAAAAAACTATTTGCCGCGGCGCACCAACGGAAGTTCGACCTGGTGCTATTCTGGAGCCTCGACCGCTTCAGCCGCGAGGGTGCCCTGCCCACGCTTCAGCATCTAAACCTGCTGGAGAGCTACGGCGTGGGCTACAAGTCCTACACCGAGCAGTACTTGGATAGCACCGGTATTTTCAAGGATGCCGTCATTTCCATCCTGGCCATCGTAGCCAAGCAGGAGCGCGTGCGCCTGAGCGAGCGCACCCGCGCCGGCATCGAGCGCGCGCGGGGCAAGGGCACCAAGCTGGGCAAGCCCGGTCTGCCCCAGGAGCAAATCGAGCAGATACGCCGGTTAAAGAGTGGGGGTATATCGAACTACGCTATCGGTAAGGCGCTGAAGCTATCGGCCACGACTGTTGCCAAATACACTTAAGATTTTAACCCAATGAATTTGCCTTCAATCCTACTCACGTTCTTGCCATTGCTTAGCGTAGCAGCAGGTTTTCTTTTGAAAAAAGAAGTAGATAGAAAATATATCCTGGAGCTGGAGAACAAAAAGCATGAGTTGCAAAAGAAAATAGAAGAGGAAAAAAATCGCCAATTAATTCGCTTCAAAGCAGAGTTGATTGCGGAGTTGTTAGCTGTATGGGCCTCGAATCCCGAAGATTTAACCAAACTTAATCAACTCTCATATCAAGCGTTTCTGTGGTTGCCTGATGATATTGCTCTTGATTTATCAAACCTTCTCTCTCACGCAGAAGACTCAAAATCAGTCCCCGCTCTAGTAGCCGCAGTTAGAAAGCATTTACTTGGTAAGACAGATGTAACTGGTGAACATATAGTGTCGTTTGTGGAAAAGAAAATACGTACTGCTTTTACGCAAACTGTTGAATTTAATTTTGGTACCGAAATTGTGCCTATGCGAGGAGATATCATTTAATTAGGTTTTTTCTGTCCTTTCTGGGCGGCAATTGCCGGGGGAGATTTCGGTCAGAATCTGATAATTCAACTTTCCCCCGTCATGCGCAAAATTCCTTTTCTCGGTGCTGGCCTGCTGCTAGCCCTCGCTGGCCAACAGACTGTTCAGCACAACACCCCTCCTAAAGGCCATACCGCGCAGCAAGTGCGTGACCTGGCTACTCAGCTGGAGCCGGCTAATCTAGATGTGCGCAAGCCAGTGCCGGCTAAGCCCGTGAGCCAGCCCGCTGCCCAGCGTAAGGTGGTAGCTCAGGCGCCGCCCCTGTTTCCGGCCCTGGGCACGCGCTTTATCGAGAAGCCCCACCTGCGCAAGGTGAAGTATGGCAAGCGCCGCTGGGTAATGGTGTAAGCTAATTGCTCATTGATAATTGATAAATAAAAAAGCCCCGACCGCAAGGCCGGGGCTTTTTTGTGTTCTGCCAATTTATTCGGCCCAGTACTGGCCGTTTTCATAGGACTTAGCCGGCGGCATCAAGTGCGTCCAGCACCTCGATAGCGTCGCACTTCATTCCGTCATCGACGTGCACATACTTCATCGTGTCGCGGATGTTGGCATGGTTGAGTAGCTTCTGGAGCACTTCCGCCTTACCGCCCTTGCGGATGAAATCGGTGGCAAAGGTTTCGCGGCCAACGTGGTGGTGCAGCTTGGCCTCTATGCCCAGCTGCTGGCCCACCGCCGTGAGCAGGCGGTTCTCATATTGGTCGGTGTAGTCGCGGAAGCCGGCTAGCCCTTCCTCTTCCTGCGCATCGGCCAGGTAGCCCAGCGCCTGGCGGGTGAGGGGGAGCATGGTAGGCTGCGTACGCTTGGCTCGGCCCTTCTGCATTTCGAAGGTGAGCCGGTTGCCGGCCAGCGTCGAGCTGGCCATGTTCTTCAGGTCGCTCAGGCGCAGGCCCGACTTGCAGCTGAACAGAAACTTGCACAGCACCTGGCGCTGGGGCGTGCCCGGCGCGCACAGTACATAATAGGCCTCCAGCTTGCGCAGCTCGTCGGGCTGGAGGGGCTTCCATTTGCCTGGCTCACTTTGATTGGTGAAGTAGGCGTAGGGATTCTCAAATTTTATTTTATCGCGCTTCGCCCAGGCCAGATAGGTTTTTACATCCTTGTGGCGCGCCCAGCGCGTGTTGAGGCCACGCACCTTCTTATCCAGGTACACCTTAAAGTCATCGGCAAAATCCGGGTTGAGCGAGTAAAAGGGAATGACTTCGCGGAAGGCCTTCAGCGCGCGGTAGGTGCTGAGGTGGTTTTTCCTGGTGATGTCGCTGATGAGGCCCTTGCGGTGGCGCTCAATCACTTTGTGGTAGAAGTAGCTCACAAAGTCCTGCTTGCTGCCTTCGGTATTGTACTCCAGTAAAAACCGTTCGGCCGACAGGGGCTGGCCACTCAGGCGCGACTCGACGAAAATATCGTTGGCCTTCGCCTGGGCCCGGCCGATGATGAGGTTGTAGTCGCCCACGCGCTTCACCAAGGCCTCAGTGCCACCGGCGGCATCGGTAGCCCGGGCCAGCTGCTCAGCATAGTCAGGGCCCCGCTCCTTCGGCGGCATGTAGGCCAGGCACCGGCCAGCCGATTCATTGAATAAGGCTGGCGGCCAATCCACCTTCAACCCAATTGGCACGGGGCGGCCATCGAGCACTACCATCAGCCGCACCTGGCAGGTGCCGTCCTTTCGCGCCGGCCGGCGCAGCACCACTTTCGCAGAGTAACCCAT